ATGTGGCGCCATGTGGCCTCCAACGCGCTGTCGCTGCTGATCGTGGTCTGCGTGGCCGTCGGGGGCCTCGTGGCCTGGGGCAAGAACCAGTATTCGGCGCCGGGGCCGCTGGCGGCGCCGATCTGCCTTCGGGTCGAGTCGGGGTCGAACATGACCCGGGTCTCGGACAAGCTGGAGGCGGAGGGCGCGATCTCGAGCCCCTACATCTTCCGGCTGGGCGCGGATTACACCGACCGGACGCAACTTTTGAAGGCCGGGAGCTTCCTGGTGCCGGAGAAGGCGTCGATGGCCGAGATCGTGGACATCGTCACCCGTGGCGGCGCCTCGACCTGCGGCACGGCGGTGGTCCTGAACATCGGCGTGACCTCGGTCGTCATGCGGGTGCGCGAACTGGATCCGGCGACCAACCGCTTCGACGTGAAGGCGGAGTTCGACCCGGCGGCGGGCGAGGTGCCCGCGGAATATGCCGAGGTGCGCGAGAAGGCGGACACCCGGTTCTCGATCTCCATGGCCGAGGGGGTGACGAGCTGGCAGGTGGTCGAGGGACTGAAGGCCGCCGATTTCCTGTCCGGCGACATCCCCGCGGTGCCGGCCGAGGGATCGCTGGCGCCCGACAGCTACGAGGTGAAGCCGGGCGAGGACCGCACGGTGCTGATCGCGCAGATGGAGGAGGCGCAGGCGGAGCGGCTGGCCGAGGCCTGGCGCAACCGCGCGGCGGACTTGCCGGTGGAGACTCCGGAGGAGGCGCTGATCCTGGCCTCGCTGGTCGAGAAGGAGACGGGCGTCCCCGAGGAGCGGCGCGAGGTGGCGGCGGTCTTCGTCAACCGCCTGCGCGAGGGGATGCGGCTTCAGACCGACCCGGCGGTGATCTACGGCGTCACCAAGGGGCAGGGGGTGCTGGGCCGCGGCCTGCGCCGCAGCGAACTGGACCGCGAGACGCCGTACAACACCTACCGCATCGACGGGCTGCCGCCGACGCCGATCGCCAACCCGGGGGTCGAGAGCATCCAAGCGGCGCTGAACCCGGCGGAGAGCGATTACCTCTACTTCGTCGCCGACGGGTCGGGCGGGCACGCCTTTGCCCGGACCCTGGCCGAGCACAACGAGAACGTGGCGCGCTGGCGCAAGATCGAGGCGGAGCGCGCCAACCAGTGATAGGCGCGCTCCGGTTGCCGAAGGGTTAACCGGAGCGCGCGGTGGCGTTGCGCGAGGTGTCTGAAAAGATTGACTTTTCGGCCTCCATCGCGTATCTGTTCCAACACCTGAAGACATGACGAGAGCGACCTTGGCCGATGGGCCTTGTGTCGCTCTTTTCGTGTTCACGGACGGCGGGGGCCCTTCAGGACAGGTGCTGAACATTGAAAGCCGACGCGAGCGAGACGACTCCGCCCTCGATGCTGCTGCTGAAAGAGGCGGAGGATCACTATGCCGACGCCTTGCGGGAGTTGCTGGCACTCAGGCGATCCTTCCAGGACCGGGAGGATCTTCCGGAAGCGGAGATGAAGCGGGTCGTGGGGACTTATGCCCGCGCGACCCAGACGCTTTTTGACGAGAGGAAGAAGGTTGAAGAGCTTGGAAAACGCATCCGCGGAACCGTCCTGGCAGATGCCATCGATTTCGACGCCGTCCGCGACGAGATCGGGCGCCGCCTGGATCGCCTCCGCGCCGTTGCCGGTCCAGTTGGAGTTCCTGGACGGGCTGAGTAGGGAGGCCGTTCTTGGGCTGCCCTATCTTTTCGACTTCTGGGCGATGGAGCATCAGTTGCCGCCCGAGGGCGAGTGGCGGACCTGGGTGGTGATGGGCGGGCGCGGCGCGGGCAAGACCCGTGCCGGCGCCGAATGGGTGCGCGCGCAGGTCGAGGGGGCGCGGCCGCTCGACCCCGGGCGGTGTCGGCGGATCGCGCTGGTGGGCGAGACGCAGGACCAGGTGCGCGAGGTGATGATCTTCGGCGAGTCGGGGATCCTGGCCTGTTCGCCGCCCGACCGGAGGCCGGTCTGGGAGGCGGGGCGCAAGCGGCTGCTCTGGCCGAACGGGGCTGTGGCGCAGGTGTTCTCGGCCCATGAGCCGGAGGGGCTGCGCGGGCCGCAGTTCGACGGCGCCTGGGTGGACGAGCTGGCGAAGTGGAAGCGCGGCGAGGAGGCCTGGGACATGCTCCAGTTCGCGCTGCGGCTGGGCGAGGATCCGCGCCAGTGCGTGACCACGACGCCGAAGAACGTCGCGGTGCTGAAGACGTTGCTGGCGCTGCCTTCGACCGTCGTGACCCATGCGCCGACGCAGGCCAACCGGGCGAATCTGGCGCGCTCGTTCCTCGACGAGGTGATGGCGCGCTATGCGGGCACGCGGCTGGGGCGGCAGGAGCTGGAGGGTCTGCTGCTGGAGGATGCCGAGGGCGCATTGTGGACCACGGCGGCGCTGGAGGCCTGCCGGATCGAGGCTGCGCCGAAGCTCGACCGGGTGGTGGTAGCTGTGGATCCGCCTGTGACCGGGCACAGGGGATCGGATTCCTGCGGGATCGTGGTGGCCGGTGTCCACACGCAGGGGCCGCCGCAGAACTGGCGGGCGGTGGTGCTGGAGGATGCCTCGGTCAGTGCCGCGTCTCCCGCGGGGTGGGCGAAGGCCGCTGTGGAGGTCGCGCGCCGCTGGGGCGCCGAGCGGCTGGTGGCCGAGGTGAACCAAGGGGGCGAGCTGGTCGAGTCGGTGGTGCGGCAGGTGGATCCGCTCGTGCCCTACCGCGGCGTCCATGCCTCGCGCGGGAAGGTGGCGCGGGCCGAGCCGGTGGCGGCGCTTTACGAGCAGGGGCGGGTCTCGCACCTGCCGGGGCTCGGGGCGCTCGAGGACCAGATGTGCCTGATGACCCAGAAAGGGTTCCAGGGCAAGGGGTCGCCCGACCGGGTGGATGCGCTGGTCTGGGCGCTGCACGAGCTGATCCTGGTGCCGGGGGCGGCGCGGCTGCACCCGAAGGTGCGCACGCTGAGGTAAGGGATTTGGTAACCCTTCGCGGTAGCGTGATCCGCGGAACGGGCAAAGAGATCGGGGCGTGCGGGCTTGTGGCGGGCCCCGTCCCGAGGGCGCCCCCCTTCTCTCCGGCCTGGGGCGGAGGGGGGCAGGACGATCCGGACGAACGACGGGGCGAGAGACGGGAGCGGCCCAGCGGCCTGCACCCCGGTCTTCTGCGCCCACCCGCAGGGCTGAAGGAGCGCGACATGGCATTCGACTTTCTGAAACGGTCCCGGGCGACTGCGGCGCCGGAGGCCAAGGCCTCGGCCAGCGGGCCGGTGATCGCCTGGGGCGGCTCGGGCCGTGTGGCCTGGAGCCCGCGCGATACCGTGTCGCTGGTCAGGACCGGCTTCACCGGCAACCCGGTGGGGTTCCGCTGCGTGCGGCTGATCTCGGAGGCGGCGGCGGCGCTTCCGCTGGTGTTGCAGGACCATGCGACGCGGTACGACGTGCATCCGCTGCTGTCGCTGATCTCGCGCCCCAATGCGGGGCAGGGGCGGGCGGAGCTGTTCGAGGCGCTCTACGGCCAGATCCTGCTGTCGGGCAACGGGTATCTGGAGGCCGTGGGCGAGGGCGTGCCGGTGGAGCTGCACGTCCTGCGCTCGGACCGGATGTCGCTGGTTCCGGGGGTGGATGGTTGGCCGGTGGCCTATGAATACGCGGTCGGCGGCCGGAGGGTGCGCTTTCCGGTGGAGGGCGGGGTTTCGCCGGTCTGCCATGTCAAGAGCTTCCATCCGCAGGACGACCACTACGGGTTGAGCCCGATGCAGGCGGCGGCGCAGGCGCTGGACGTGCACAGCGCGGCCTCGCGGTGGAGCAAGGCGCTGCTCGACAACGCCGCGCGGCCGTCGGGTGCCATCGTCTATCGCGGAGTTGACGGGCAGGGGACGCTTACGGCGGACCAGTACGATCGGCTGCTGTCGGAGATGGAGAGCCATCACCAGGGGGCCCGCAACGCCGGGCGGCCGATGCTGCTGGAGGGCGGACTCGATTGGAAGCCGATGGGGTTCTCGCCCTCGGACATGGAGTTCCAGAAGACCAAGGAGAGTGCGGCGCGGGAGATCGCGCTGGCCTTCGGGGTACCGCCGATGCTGCTGGGGATCCCGGGCGACGCGACCTATGCCAATTATGCCGAGGCGCACCGGGCGTTTTATCGCCTGACGGTGCTGCCCCTGGCGCAGCGGGTCTGCGGGGCGATGTCGCACTGGCTGGCCGGGTTCACCGGCGAGGCGGTGGAGCTGCGCTGCGATCTGGACCAGGTGCCGGCGCTGGCCGCCGAGCGGGACCAGCAGTGGGCGCGGGTCGCGGGAGCCGATTTCCTCACGGACGCGGAGAAGCGGGCGCTGCTGGGGCTGCCGAAGCGGGAAGAAGAGGAGTGAGCGGGATGTTCGATCTGGAGCGGAAGTTCTGCCGGCTGGGCGGTGAGGTGGCGGTGGTCGATGGCTCGGTGATCGAGGGCTATGCGTCGCTCTTCGGGGCGTCGGACCAGGGCGGCGACGTGGTGAGCGCGGGGGCCTACGGCGCGTCGCTGGCGACGCTCGCGGCGAATGGCGGCAAGGTCAAGATGCTGTGGCAGCACGACCCGGCCCAGCCGATCGGCGTATGGGACGAGGTGCGCGAGGACGCGCGGGGGCTTCACGTCAAGGGGCGGATCCTGGCGGACGTGGCGCGGGGGCGCGAGGCGATCGCGCTGATCGGGGCGGGGGCGATCGACGGGCTGTCGATCGGATACCGCACGAAGCGGGCCGCGAAAGACGGAAAAGGCCGGCGGGTCCTGCAGGAACTGGAGCTTTGGGAGGTGTCGCTGGTGACCTTCCCGATGCTTCCCGAGGCGCGGGTGGGGGCGAAGGGGGAGGACCCCGTGAACCCCCTGCGCATCCTCGCGGCGGCGCTGGAGCAGGCGCGGACGCAGCTGAAGCGGGACTGAGCCCGCGGACAACCGAAAGACAGGACCAGAGATGGACAGAACCGACACGAAGTCTGGGGCCGGAGAAGATCTGCCCGAACACGAGGTGGCCCGGGCGCTGAGCGGGCTGGTGCGCGACCTGAAGCGGTTTCAGGACGGCATCGAGGTGAAACTGAAGCAAACCGAGGAACGCGTGAACATGCTGGATCGCAAGACACTGATGGCGGGCCGTCCCGCCCTGGCCCGCGCGGCCGAGACCGAGGCCCCCCACCAGAAGGCCTTCGAGGCCTACGTGCGCTCGGGCGACGACGACGCGCTGCGGGGGCTGGAACTGGAAGGCAAGGCGCTGAACACCGCGGTGGCGGGCGACGGCGGATATCTCGTCGATCCGCAAACCTCGGCCATGGTGCAGTCGGTGCTGCGCTCGACCGCCTCGATCCGCGCGGTCGCGAACGTGGTGAACGTCGAGGCGACCTCCTATGACGTGCTGGTGGACACCACCGATATCGGGGCGGGCTGGTCTTCGGAGACGGCGTCGCAGACCGAGACCGGCACGCCGACCATCGACCGCATCGTGATCCCGCTGCACGAGCTTTCGGCGCTGCCGAAGGCGAGCCAGCGGCTGCTGGACGATGCCGCCTTCGACATCGAGGGCTGGCTGGCGGGGCGGATCGCCGACAAGTTCGCCCGTTCCGAAGCCGCGGCCTTCGTCAACGGCGACGGCGTGGACAAGCCCAGGGGCTTTCTGAACCACACCAAGGTGGCCGATGCCTCCTGGGCCTGGGACACGCTCGGCTATGTCGCGACCGGCGCCGACGGGGCGTTCGACGGCGCCGATGCTCTGGTCGACCTGGTCTATGCGCTCGGGGCGCAGTACCGGGCAAACGGGACCTTCGTGATGAACTCGAAGACCGCGGGCGTGGTGCGCAAGCTGAAGGACGCGGACGGGCGGTTCCTGTGGTCGGACGGCCTGGCGGCGGGAGAGCCTGCGCGGCTGCTCGGCTATCCGGTGGTCGTGGCGGAGGACATGCCTGACATCGCGACCGGCAGCTACTCCATCGCCTTCGGCGATTTCGGCGCGGGCTATACCATCGCCGAGCGTCCCGACCTTCGCATCCTGCGCGATCCGTTCAGCGCCAAGCCCCATGTGCTGTTCTACGCGACCAAGCGGGTCGGCGGCGACGTCAGCGATTTCGCGGCGATCAAGCTGCTGAAGTTCTCTGCCTCCTGACGGGGGCCGAGGCGTCGGGCCCGCGGTGACGCGGGTCCGGTGATCTGGGCGTACGTCATCCAACCTGTGCTGTTTGGTTGATCCCCTCCGTCCGGGCAGGACAGGGGCGTGCGTCCAACTCCCGGTCCCCTGGCGGGGGCAGGGGCGGGATCTGGCGAGCGGAGACAAGCGATGAATTTGGTCGAGACGACGACGGTGGCCGCGGCGGCCCTGCCGCTGGAGCGGCTTCGGCAACACCTGCGGCTGGGAACGGGGTTCTCCGACGACAGCCTGCAGGATACCGCGCTGGAGGCGAGCCTGCGGGCGGCCCTGGCGCGGGTCGAGGGGCATTGCAGCAAGGCGGTGCTGGCGCGCGGCTTCTGCCTGACCGTGACCGAGTGGCGCGATCTGTCGCGGCTGGTGCTTCCCGTCTCGCCGGTGGCCGCGGTGACACGGCTGTCGATCTTCGACCGTGCGGGCACCGAGACGGAGGTGCCCGCGATGCAGTACCGCCTGATCCGCGACGACCACCGGCCGATGCTGATCTCGGCAGGCTATGCGCTGCCGCGGATCCCGCTGGCCGGGCGGGCCGAGGTGGCCTTCGAGGCGGGGCACGACGGCTTCGACGCGGTGCCGGGCGACATGGCGCAGGCGGTGCTGATGCTGGCGGCGCATATCTACGAGGGCCGGGCGGGCGAGGGTGCGCCGCTGCCCGGCGTCGTGGCCGGGCTTCTGGAGCGGTATCGGCCGCTGCGCCTTGGCGCGGGATGGTCGGCATGAGCGGCGTGCTGCTGAGCCGGCCGCTGGAGCTGGAAGCGCGGATGCGCACACCGGACGGGGCTGGCGGTTTCACCGAGACCTGGCAGGGGCTCGGGCTTCTCTGGTCCGACGTCCGGGGCGGATCGGGACGTGGCGCCGCGGGCGAGGACGTGGCCCTGTCCCGGCTGACGCTGAGGATCACGGTGCGCGCCGCGCCGCAGGGGGCGCAATCGCGCCCGGTGCCGGGGCAGCGGTTCCGCGACGGGGCGCGGCTCTATGCCATCGTCGCGGTGCACGAACAGCGCGGCGGCGCCTTCCTGATGTGCTTCGCCCACGAGGAGGTTGCGACATGAGCTATGCCATGGGCGAGGCCCTTCAGGCGGCCGTCTACCAGCTGCTCCAGTCCGATCCCGGGGTGCAGGCGCAGCTTGCGGGGGCGGTGTACGATGCGCTGCCGCCGGGGCCGCTGCCCTCGCTCTATGCGACGCTGGGCGAGGAGGACGTGCGCGACCGCTCGGACAAGACCGGGGCGGGGGCGCTGCACGATCTGGACATCAGCGTGATCACCGCCGCGCCGGGATTTTCCGAGGCGAAGGCGGCCGCGGTGGCGGTGAGCGACGCGCTGCTCGGCGCCGATCTGGTGCTGTCGCGTGGGCGCGTGGTGGGGCTGTGGTTCCTGCGCGCCCGGGCGCGTCGGATCGACGGCGGGGCGCAGCGGCGGATCGACCTGCGCTTCCGCGCCCAGACCGAAGACATCTGACATATCTTTCACGGAAGGAACGGACATGGCTGCCCAGAACGGCAAGGATCTTCTCATCAAGCTGGACCTGAACGGCGAGGGGCTGTTCGAGACCATCGCGGGGCTGCGCGCGACGCGGGTCTCGTTCAACGCCGAGAGCGTCGATGTGACCTCTCTCGAGTCCCAGGGGGGCTGGCGCGAGCTGCTGGCGGGGGCCGGGGTCAAGTCGGCCTCGATCTCGGGGTCGGGGATCTTCAAGGACAGCGACACCGACATGCGGGCGCGGCAGGTGTTCTTCGACGGGCTGACGCCGGATTTCCAGGTCATCATCCCGGATTTCGGCATCGTCTCGGGGCCGTTCCAGGTGACCGCGCTGGAATATGCCGGGTCGAACAACGGCGAGGCGACCTATGAGCTTTCGCTGGCCTCGGCGGGGATGCTGGATTTCGTGGCGCTGTGATGGGCAACCCCTGGGCAGGCGAGGTCGAGCTGGTCCTGGACGGCGAGCGGCGGGTGGCGAAGCTGACCCTCGGTGCGCTGGCCGAGCTGGAGGCTTCGCTCGGGGCCGGCACGCTGGTCGAACTGGTGGAGCGGTTCGAGCAGGGGCGGTTTTCGACGCGGGACGTGCTGGCGCTGGTGGTTGCGGGTCTGCGCGGCGGCGGCTGGCGGGGGACGACAGCGGATCTTCTGAGCGCCGAGATCGGTGGCGGGCCGGTGGAGGCGGCGCGGGTGGCGGGCGCGCTGCTGGCGCGGGCCTTCGCGCTGCCGGGGGACGGCGATGGCGGGGTTTGACTGGCCGGGGCTGATGCGCGCCGGGATCGCCGGGCGGGGCCTGCTGCCGTGGGAGTTCTGGGCGCTGACCCCGGCCGAGTTGGTGCTGATGCTGGGGCGCGGCAGCGGGCAGGTTCCGCTTAGCCGCAAGGGCCTGGAGGCGCTGGCGGCGCTTTATCCGGACGGCGCGGCCGCCCCGGACAACGGAGGGAAAGACGATGGACACGCAAGACCTGACTGACCTCGAGGACCAGATCCTGGGGCTGGAGCAGACGCTGGGCGGCGCGAGCGCGATCGCCGCGGCCTTCGACGGCGAGATGAAGCGGATGCAGTCGACCATCGCGGATACGGGCCGCGAGGTGTCGGTGCTGAGCGGCGGAATTTCGCGGGGGCTGAAGCGGGCCTTCGACGGGCTGATCTTCGACGGGCTGAAGCTGAGCGATGCGCTGAAGGGGGTGGCGACCTCGATGGTCGACGCGGCCTACAACGCCGCCGTGCGCCCCGTGGCGGGGCATCTCGGCGGGCTGCTGGCGCAGGGGGTCGAAGGGCTGGTGAGCGGGATGCTGCCGTTCCGTGACGGCGCGGGGTTCGTGCAGGGGCGGGTCATGCCCTTCGCGACGGGGGGCGTCGTATCCTCGCCCACCTACTTTCCGATGCGCGGCGGTGCCGGGCTGATGGGCGAGGCGGGGCCCGAGGCGATCATGCCGCTGGCGCGTGGCGCCGACGGGCGGCTCGGGGTGCGGTCGGCACAGGGAGGGCAGCCCGTGACCGTGGTGATGAACATCTCGACCCCCGACGTGCAGGGATTCCAGCGCAGCCAGAGCCAGATCGCCGCCCGCCTGGGCCGTGCCCTGGGCCAGGGCCAGCGCAACCGCTGAGGAGGACAGAATGGCTTTCGACGAGATCCGCTTTCCCGCGTCCCTGAGCTTCGGCTCGGTCGGGGGGCCGGAGCGGCGCACCGAGGTGGTGACGCTGGCCAACGGTTTCGAGGAGCGCAACACGCCCTGGGCCCATTCGCGCCGCCGCTACGATGCGGGGCTGGGGATGCGCTCGCTCGACGATGTGGAGCAGCTTCTGGCCTTCTTCGAGGCGCGGCGCGGGCAGCTTTCGGGGTTCCGCTGGAAGGACTGGTCGGACTACAAGTCCTGCCCCGCCTCGCGTGATCCGGACTTTGCCGACCAGGTGATCGCGGTGGCCGATGGCGTGGGCGCGGAGTTCCAGCTGGTGAAGACCTACGAGGCAGGGGCGAACCCCTATGTCCGGCCGATCAGGAAGCCCGTTCAGGGCACGGTGACCCTGGGGCTGGAGGGAGATCTGCTGCGGAAGGGAGTTCATTTCGATCTGGATGTGACGACAGGGCTCGTGACCCTCTACGAGGTGCCGCCGGAAGGGGCGCAGATCACCGCGGGGTTCGAGTTCGACGTGCCGGTGCGCTTCGACACCGACCTGATCCAAGTCTCGGTGGCGAGTTTTAGGGCCGGGACGGTTCCGAACGTGCCGGTTGTCGAGGTGCGTATCTGATGGCGCTGTCGGCCGAGTTCGAGGCCCATCTGCGGACCGGGGCAACCACGGTCTGCCGGTGCTGGCATGTGCAAAGGCGGGACGGTGTCGCCCATGGCTTCACCGACTACGACACGGCGCTCGCCTTCGATGGCATGGTGTTCGTGCCCGATGCCGGTCTGACCGCGAAGGCGCTGGAGCAGACGACCGGTCTTGCCGTGGACAACACCGAGGCCGTGGGCGTGCTGTCGGACGACAGCCTGAGCGAGGCCGATATCCTGGCCGGACGCTTCGACGGGGCGGAGGTGCGGGCCTGGCTCGTCAACTGGGCCGAACCGGCGCAGCGCATCCTCCAGTTCCGCGGCAGTCTTGGCGAGATCCAGCGGTCGGGCGGAGCGTTCCGGGCCGAATTGCGGGGACTTGCCGAGGCGCTGAACCAGCCGCAGGGGCGGGTCTATCAGGCGCCCTGCACGGCGATCCTCGGGGATGCGTCCTGCGGTGTCGACCTGAATGCGGCGGGCTATGCCACGACGGAGACCGTGGAGCATGTCGAGGGGCGCAAGCTGTTCCGCTTCGCCGCGCTCGACGGGTTCGACGACCGCTGGTTCGAAAAGGGGCGGCTGATCGTCGAGACGGGGGGCGCGGCGGGCATCGTCTCGATCATCAAGAACGACCGGCTGAGCGGCGAGGGCCGGGTGATCGAGGTGTGGGAGGCGATCCGGGCCGAGATCGTTCCGGGCGACATGATCCGGCTGGAGGCGGGCTGCGACAAGCGGTTCGAGACCTGTCGCCTGAAGTTCCTGAACCAGCTCAACTTCCGCGGCTTCCCGCACATCCCCGGCGAGGACTGGCTGATGGCCTATCCGAGCAGCGCCGACGACAATTCGGGCGGGAACCTGAAGCGATGAGCAACCCGGCGGCGGTGGCCGCGGCGCGGGCCTGGATCGGCACGCCCTACCGGCACCAGGCCTCGGTCCGGGGGGTGGGGGCGGATTGCCTGGGTCTCGTGCGCGGGGTGTGGCGGGCGGTCTGCGGGGCGGAACCGGAAGCCGTTCCGCCCTATGCGCCGGACTGGTCCGAGACGCAGCAGGACGAGCGGCTCTGGGCGCGGGCGGCGGCGCACCTGGTGGCGCGTCCGTTGCCCGATCTCGCGCCGGGGGACGTGATCCTGTTCCGGATGCGCAGCGGTTCCGTGGCGAAGCACCTGGGCATCGTCGCCGAAACCGGGTGCGCGGCCAGCTTCGTCCATGCCTACAGCGGGCACGCGGTGGTCGAAAGCCCGCTGAGCCTGCCCTGGCGGCGCCGCATCGTGGCGCGTTTCGCATTTCCCGACAGGAGGTCCTGA